CTGCACCTGGTAGTCCTGCTTCATCTGCACCGACTGCACCTGGTAGTCCTGCTTCATCTGCACCGACTGCACCTGGTAGTCCTGCTTCATCTGCACCGACTGCACCTGGTAGTCCTGCTTCATCTGCACCTGCTACCGCTCCTCAGGTATCTCCGTACAAACAAGTACAGTCTTTAATTACTAAATTAGATAAAAAAGGCAAGCAAAGAATTCTTGCATCGTTACAGAAAGAATTAGGAGTTACTCCGGCAGCACCTGCTCCGGCAGCACCTGCTCCGGCAGCAGCACCTGCAGCACAGCCGGCACAGGACACTTCAGCAAGGCTGGCACAGATCAAATCAGGTCAAACAGCACAGAATCAGGCCAATTCAGCATTGAGACAACAACAGGTAGCACAGACTACAGCGGCAAACGCTCAGTCAGCACAAGCAGATACAGCACTGGTTGCCGCAGTTAAGGCCGCTAAAGCCAAACCTGGATTCCAACAGACCGCACAGGATAAACTGACAATTAAACAGGGTGCAGAAAAAGGTATTCGCGAATCTAAGAAAAAGAAAAAGAAAGCAGTCGCTGAGTTTAAGAGCAACTTTCTAGGAAGAATGATTTAAAAGAAAGGTAGTTGAGTAGTCTTGGTAGTTTCAAGATTACTCTCTACTATTTTACCAATAAGTTTTCTTTCGTCTACGGTTAACAGGTGGGATTCGCTATAACTTAATCCACCTCTCATATACCAGCATAATCTTAATAATTCTTCTTTAATGGCTTTTGTACCGTCGTCGTATTCTTTGATAAACTTATCAATTTCGCCGGAATCACAATACAAAAGCCTTAAACGAAAAAAGTTGAAGGATCAAAAGTTAAAGGTACTTCGATGGTATCGCCGGTAACTCCTTGCTCTCTCATTTCGTCAGTTACTGGTGCAGTTACTGGCTTAATGGTATTTTGATCTTTAAGAGCCTCGAGATGTTTTTGAATTATATTAAACATTTCTTTATCGATATTTTCAACAAACTCTCGAATAAATTTAGGATTCTCAACACTGCCATTGAAAGTGTCAATCCTATAAATGCTGTCAGCAATTACACCCACAGTAACACCGGTAAGTTTCTTAAAACTATCTTTAAAGATTTTAACTTTTTCATCTTCGTCAAGTTTTTCATTGTTAACAGCCTGCAAAATCTTTTGAGTTTCAAAAGTCTGTAATGCTGTTTTGGTCATCTGACGATAATTTAAAGGTTTAACAAATATTGTTAATTCCTCGCTGATTGGAATAACAGGCGCCCAAGTAATCTGATCAAGTAATGAATCCATAATGACCCTGATATCTACATGATATTCCATTTCGAGATCATTTCCGATCTTAATAGGAGTTTTCATTACTTCACCATAGGTGGCCAATCGCATGGCCAACAAAATATAATCAACATCAATGTTTGGCATATTCCATGCATTTTTAATATTTGGCATGCAATTTTCTATAACATCTACCACTGCTTGACCGTTCATTAATGCATCTGGAATATTGAGTAATAATTCGTCTTTTGCAGTCATTGAATATACTGGATATTCACCGGTATCAGAATGCTGCAGGCTTCCTTCGGGCCAATATTCTCCATTGCTAGGTAACCTAATATAGATCTTAGGTTGCCGCATAAATGCAGATAATGGATTCATTTGAGTGTCGTTAGATACCATGTTTTATCTCCGATAAATAAACTTATGGACAAGTATTCAATTATTTATCTACTAATATAACCCCTATAAAACAATGGCAGACGTCACCGGATCGATTGGATCAGAACATGTAGAACTTAATAATGCGGCCACCGAGGCAACGTTAAAGTTACTACTTCAGGCCACTCTGACTGCCAATCGGCAAAGCCTAGCCAGTATTCAACAACTGGCACAGAGCAGCGGTCTTAATCCTCAAACAGTACAAGCAGCCAGTCAGGGGCTAGTTGAAACAGGTGAAGCAGGGGAAACTGCTGCGGATCGGTTAACCGCATTAAATGCAAGAATTGAAACTACCAAATTGGTATTCACTACACTCGACGAAACATTACGAAAGGCCGTTGCAGGTACCCTACAGAGCAGTGATGTATTTGGAGCATTGAGTAAAATACCCGGACCGGCTGGTGTGGTAGCCAACGCCTTTCAACGATTAGCAGAATTTCAAGAAAATAATTTTAAAACTTATCAACAACTCAGTACAGTAGGAGCTAATTTTGGCGGCAGTCTAACTGAAATGAGACAGGCTGCTGCCGGAACTTATATGACTCTTGAAGAGTTTGGCGGTATAGTAAAAAAGAATTCTACAACATTGTCCATGATGGGTGGTGGTGTTAACGAAGGTACAAAAGCATTTGCAAGATTAAGTAATCAATTGCTCAGTGGAGAATCGGGTAGACATTTAACGGCTCTTGGTTATTCTGCAACTGAGGCCAATCAAGCCATGCTTGATTACATCGGAATGACTGGTGGCAGAACCAGTGCAGAGTTGAGGAACGCCAATTCAACAAAAGCCATCACTGACGCTAGTACCAGTTACTTAGAACAATTAGATGGATTGTCTAGGATTACCGGTCAAAGTCGAGAACAACAGGCGCAAGAACTTGCTGAAGCTAGTAAAAATGCCGCATTCCAAGCCAAACTACAATCAATGAGCGAGGAAGAACGTAAAAAGGCTACAGCAGGAATGGCCCAAGCACTTGCAGTTGGCGGTAAAGGCGCCGTAGATGCGTTTCAATCTAAACTAATGGGCATCGCACCAGACAAGGCCGGGCAAATGTTTATTGCCACTGCTAGCAATGCTGCTGCGGTGATAGATAAATCTGCTGCTATGGTAACTGACGGAAGCAAAAATATCAAAGACATGAGCGGTACCGTAAAAGAAGGCATGCGAGCCGCTCAAAAGGATTTTGCACAATACGGTAAAGAAGGTTCAATGGCCCTAATTCGCGGAGGCGGGCCTGTTGGTGATGCTTTACAACGATTGGGTATTAGTGCAAATAAGGCTGCTACAATGACCGATGCGGAAATTGAAGCAGCATTGGAAAGACAAGATCTTAATAAATCCGAAGCAGATGATATGGCTGCGGCAACGCAAAATCTCAAAGAATTTGGTGCATCTATTATAGGAATCGTATCTCCTATTGTATCTCTACTTACGCCGGTTTTAAAAATGGTTTCTGGATTATTTGCCAGTTTAGCCGCTAAAATGAATGAATTTCCAAACGCAATTAAAATAGTTAGTTTGGCCCTAGGAGTACTTGGTGCTGCTGTAGCATCCTATATTGTAATACAAAGAAGACGAGCACTACAGGAAGAAATTAGTGGAAGACTTCCTGGTATTGGTGGAGGAGGTGGCGGACGAGGTGGTAGTGCAGGCGGAGGTGGCGGCATACTGCAATCGTTGTCAGGTGCCGGTGCCGGTATAGGCAGTGTGTTAGAAGGATTAGCAAACGGATTAAAGGCCTTTGCCAACCCTGCAATATTATTAGGTGCAACAATATTTTCAGGATCGTTAGGAATCATAATTGCTGGAGTCGGTGCAGGAATAGCCGCCACTATGTTTTTAATTGGTCAATCACTACCGACCTTTTCTGAAGGACTAGCATCTTTTTCAAATATCGACGGTGCTAATTTAATTGATGTTAGCAAAGGAATTGGAGCATTAGGATTAGCCTTGGCAGCATTTTCAGCAGGTAGTGCTGTGGCCACAGTGGGTAATGTGTTTGGCAGTATTGGTAATGGTATTACAAAGTTATTTGGCGGAGATGATGTTGTAACAAAAATTTCAAAATTGGTGACCGGTCTAACTCCATTACTGCCTGGCTTAACTGGAGTAGGATTTGCAATGAAGGATCTGGGCAAAGGTTTGTTAGATTTTTCAACTGCCATAAACACACTGGATATTTCTAAGGCAGAAAAAGTAAGAGAAATTCTCAGCAAACTCAACAGCGAAAAAGCAAATCTTGGTGGATCGGGCACTGCTTCAACCGGAGGAGCAGCCGCTGTTCCTGTTAAATCGCCTATAGAAATCGTGCAGTCGGAGATGCAAACCTTAAATAAGACTATGCAAGAAATGTTAAAATACGTCAAAGATACTGCGGATCACACCAGCGGAACCATTCGTGCGGTGAAATCAAGCAGTGGAAATCTTTGGAGTTTTTAATTAAATATTACAAACCAGGAATATATTTTGAGTTGGAAAAAGTACTTCACTCCGGTTAAAGCAACATCGGGCAGACTAAGCACCATTAGTGGTTCTAGTAGTGGGCAAGTTAGTCACGCTCATAGAAATTACAGCAGTTATCTGCCTGATGTTTATTCCGGACATCCTAATCGTCTAGAACGATATGGTCAGTACGATACCATGGATAGTGATAGCGAAGTTAATGCTGCATTAGATATTTTAGCAGAATTTTGTAGCCAAACCAATGAGGAAAATGGAACACCTTTTAGAGTATTTTTTAAAGATCAGGCCACCAATACAGAAATAAAAATTATTAAAAAATATCTACAACAGTGGACCAAACTGAATAAATTTCAACTTAGAATTTTTAAAATTGTTCGTAATGCATTCAAGTATGGAGATGCTTTCTTTATTAGAGATCCTGAAACTCAATCTTGGTTATTTGTTGATTGTGCAAAAGTAGATAAAGTTATTGTAAATGAAAGTGAAGGTAAAAAACCTGAACAATACATTATTCGTGATTTCAATCCCAATCTTGAAACACTAGCAACAACTGCAATTAATCCCAGTAATGTCACCGGCGGTGGCAGTCAGTATGCTAGCAGTTACAGTTCAGGCCAGGGCGGTGCAGGCGGAAGTCGTGGAATGACTGGAGCATTTCCTAGTAATGTTGTTGGTAATCGTTTTTCAAAAACAGAAAATCAATATGCTATTCCTGCTGAACATGTAATACATCTTTCCATGAGTGAGGGATTAGATAATAACTTTCCATTTGGAACCAGTTTATTAGAAAGCATCTTTAAAGTTTATAAACAGAAAGAACTACTAGAAGATGCAATTATTATCTATCGTATTCAACGTGCGCCAGAACGTCGTGTATTTTATATTGACGTAGGCAACATGCCAAGTCACATTGCCATGAGTTTTGTTGAGCGTGTAAAAAACGAAGTTAATCAGCGCCGCATACCAAGCATGACCGGCGGTAGTCAAAGTGTTATCGATGCAGGGTATAATCCGTTGTCAATTAATGAGGACTACTTCTTTCCACAGACTGCGGAAGGTCGCGGTAGTAAAGTTGAAGTATTACCGGGCGGAACCAATCTAGGAGAAATTGATGACCTTAAGTATTTTACCAATAAGTTGTTTCGTGCTCTACGGATTCCTAGCAGTTACCTCCCTACTGGTCCCGACGATGGAGGAAGTAATTTCAATGATGGAAGAGTTGGAACCGCCTACATCCAAGAATTAAGATTTAACAAATACTGTGAAAGATTACAGAGTTTGATGAACGACCAATTTGATACAGAATTTAAATTATATCTACATAATCGTGGTATCAATATAGATAATAATATTTTTGATATTAAATTTAATCCTCCGCAAAATTTTGCCAGTTATCGTCAAGCAGAAATGGATACTGCTCGTGTTAACACATTTAACACTATGGTAGCCATTCCATTTGTTAGTAAGAGATTTGCTATGAAGCGTTTCTTAGGAATGACTGCAGAAGAAGTGGCAGAAAACGAATTAATGTGGCGTGAAGAAAATATCGATGCTGATACTACATTATCTGCTAGTGCAGAATTACGTAGTGTTGGTGTTACGGCTAATAATCTAAGTTCAGATCTAGGATCTATTGCAGGAGCCACTACACCACCGCCAAGCAAGCCCGGAGAAGAGGATGTTGGCGCCGATGCAGCCACTCCTCCTGCATAAATATCAACATGCTGCTAACAGAATTTATATACTTTGACAATAAACAAATCGAGATGTATGACGACTCTCGGTATAACAGCAAAAACGATACCAGCGTTTTAAATCCCGGTGATCTCAGGAAAACACGGTTAACTTTACGAATGTTAAATGATCTTCGCAAAGCCGGGGATGCAAGAGAGAAGGAAAAAAAAGAAGAATTAGGATTGGTTAGAAAGATGTATGCGGCTCCTCCAGAACCGGCAGCATAATCTTATAAGTTAATTCTCAACTCTCTGATATTAAATAATATGGTAGAATAATTCAGTCTACTCAATTGAAATTCTCTCAATTTTGCCAAAAATGTTAAATTTTGGCCTATTTCACGCAGTGTTTCTGAACATCTCTTAAATAAGAATACAGCCTTGCCGCTACCCTATAGGAGATAACCTGCGATGTCAACAAAGTTTGAACAATTATTAGACTACATTGTCAATGAAGAAATGGATAAAGCCAATGAACTTTTCCATGAAATCGTTGTAGAAAAGTCGAGAACAATTTACGAGAACCTCATTGCTGATGAGGATGAAGTGGAAGAGGGTCATGAAATGTCTCACGGTAATGATTTAGAATCAATTATTGCCGAATTTCCTGAAGGAATCGAAAGATTTAAACAGGGCGGAGACATGGGAGATGATTTATACTATGCGTTGTACGATTACTACTTTGAAGAAATGCCGTATGGTGTTGCCAAAGGACGCAGTGGTGATCCAAAGGAATGGATTTCGGATAGACTAGATCAAGATCTAAACGACATGGAAGCCCATGATACCGACGAATTTGGCGAGTCAGAATTAGAAGATTCCTACACCATGGACGAAGGTGACGAGGAAATGGGTCCTCCTGAAGAGACCGATGATCTTGCATTTGACATCGATGCCACAGGCGAAGAAGAGCCTGATGCAGATGCCAGTCCTGAAGAAAAAGTTAGATTCAGCATTCAGCAAGCCATGGACGAACTACGTGCTGCCTTTGATGCGTCAAATGAGTTAGGTGGAGAGACCGACGGTGATTTTGGTGACGAAGAATTTGGTGACGAAGAAGTAGACGACGAAGAACTTGAAATGGGCGTGTTTGAAGGTCGTCGTTTGCGTGAGTACACTGAGAAGGTCGGTAACGATTGGGAAGGTAATCATCAAAAGACAGATGGTCAAAATGCAGGTGCTGGGTCTGGTGCTACAGAAAGCAAACCAGTTGCAGGCCACAGTCCTATCAACCGTAAGGCTGATAGCGAAAAGCCTACCAGCACAGCCAATGCTAAAAACATTGGTCAAAGCCATCACGAAGGACAGAAAGATACTGGAACAACACCCAACAAGGTCAACAAAGGTATTACCCCAGAAAAGGGTGATAAATTTGCCAAAGGCAATGGAAATGTTCCTGGTGGAAAAATGGGTGTTAAGAATTTAAAACAAGTCGGCGAATACGGTAAAGGCGAACAGGTCAAGCCCACAGGCTTAAATGTCGGTGCTCGTACTGGCCAAAATGACAACCAAGGTGAAACCAACACTCGGGCTGTTGTAGATCGTAAGTTTTAATTAGAGACCTAGGATGAAACTTAGTTACCTACGTGAGCATTTGAGTTTTGATCAGTCCGGCATCGTAATGGAGTCGGACGACAAGGATGGCAAGAGCCTTTATCTAAAAGGCATTGCCATCCAAGGTGGAATTCGCAATGCAAATCAAAGAGTCTACCCTGTAGATGAAATTGAACATGCCGTAAAAACCTTGAATGATCAAATTCAAAGTGGTTACAGCGTACTAGGTGAAGTTGATCATCCTGATGATTTAAAAGTAAATTTGGACCGTGTATCCCATATGATCACTCAGATGTGGATGGAAGGTCCTAATGGTTATGGAAAGATGAAAATCCTTCCTACCCCGATGGGCAATCTAATTCGTACCATGCTCGAAAGCGGTGTGAAACTTGGTGTCAGTTCGCGCGGCAGCGGAAACGTTGACGACTCGAGTGGCAAAGTATCCGATTTTGAAATTATTACTGTAGATGTGGTTGCTCAACCCAGTGCTCCTGGTGCATATCCTACTCCGGTTTACGAACATTTAATGAATGCTCGTGGCGGAAATAGAGCGTTCCGTGTAGCACAAGAAGTAAAAGAAGATCCAAAGGCCCAGAAATATTTGAAGGAATCCCTCCTTCAGATTATTAAAGGTCTAAAATAAGCCCGAGGAGAAACACATATGTTGGACGCATTCAAGCAGTTAGTTGAAAGTGGAGTAATGTCAGAGGACACCCGTTCTGTGATTGAGACTGCCTTTGCTACTAAAATTCAAGAGAATCGCGACCAAGTCACAGCCGAACTTCGTGAAGAATTTGCACAGAAGTACACCCATGACAAACAACTCATGGTTGAAGCAATTGATAAAATGCTCGGTGATAGATTGGCCGCAGAAATGGCCGAATTGCATGCTGATAAAAAGGCCTTAGCCGAGGCTAAGGTTGCTTATCAGCAGCGTATAACAAGTGATTCTAAGAAATTAGAAGGATTTGTTATCAAGCAATTAGGCAAGGAACTGGTAGAGTTTCAAGGAGATCGTCGTAAGGTTTCTGAGAACTTCACTAAACTAGAGCAATTTGTTGTACATGCTCTAGCAAAAGAAATCAACGAATTCGCCATTGACAAACGTAATCTAGCAGAGACCAAGGTCAAACTAGTTCGCGATGCCAAGGCTAAATTTGAAGATATTAAGCAAAACTTTATTAAACAAAGTGCAGAACTTGTTGAAACAGTAGTTACTAAAAAATTGAATTCTGAAATTTCACAATTGAAGGAAGATATTGACAGTGCTCGCAACAACGGTTTTGGACGCAAAATTTATGAAGCATTTGCACAAGAGTTTGCCGGTTCGTATCTTAATGAAAAATCCGAGACAAGTAAATTGTTGAAGATTATCAACAAAAAAGATTTTGAACTTGCAGAAGCAGAAAAGGCACTGGCTGAAAAAACTACAATCGTTGAGTCTAAAGAACGCGAAATTCGTGTAACCAAAGACCTAATGGAGCGTAAGCAGGTCATGGCTGAATTGCTAGCGCCTTTAAATGCTAGTAAAAGGGAGCTAATGCAACAACTTCTAGAGTCCGTACAGACTCGGAAACTTGCAGAGGCATATGATAAATACCTACCAACAGTAATGGAAGGCGAGAAGAAAAAAGTAGAGAAATCTACTTTAACAGAAAGCACCGAAGTGACTGGTAATCGAGAAGTAAAGCCCGAGGTAGGCTTAGACAATATTATAGATATCCGCAAATTAGCGGGTCTAAAATAAAACATTCAAGGAGACATAAATGTCAAAACTTTTAAATGAAAGATGGTCCGAGACCAAAGAAGCTCTGCTTGAAGGCCTACAAGGTAACCGTCGTGCAAGTATGGGTGTTTGCCTAGAAAATACACGCCGTTTTTTGGCTGAAAGCGCAACTGCTGGTGCAACCAGTGCTGGTAACGTCGCTACACTTAACCGTGTGATTCTACCAGTTATCCGTCGAGTCATGCCTACTGTGATCGCTAACGAAATCATTGGCGTTCAGCCAATGACTGGTCCAGTTGGTCAAATCCACACACTACGTGTTCGTTATGCTGACGCCGGTGACAACGTGGTAGCAGGCGAAGAGGCACTAAGCCCATTCAAGATTGCTGCTGCTTACTCCGGTGGTAACGTTGATGCAACTCCTAAGGCAGGTGTTACATCTGCTCTAGAAGGTACACCCGGTAAGCGTATGAGCATCCAGATCCTCAAGACTCCAGTCGAAGCCAAGAGCCGCAAACTCTCTGCTCGTTGGACATTTGAGGCCGCTCAGGATGCACAGGCTCAACAAGGTATCGATATCGAAGCAGAAATCATGGCCGCTCTAGCCCAGGAAATCACTGCTGAGATCGACCAAGAGATCCTTGCTAGCCTACGCAGCCTAGGTTCTGTTGAAGAGACATATGACCAGTCATTAGTTTCTGGTACAGCAACATTCGTTGGTGACGAGCATGCTGCTCTAGCAATCCAGATCAACCGTGTCAGCAACTTGATTGCACAGCGTACACGTCGTGGTGCTGGTAACTGGGCCGTTGTTAGTAACCAGGCTCTAACAATCCTACAAAGTGCTACTACCAGTGCTTTCGCTCGTACCACCGAAGGTACATTCGAAGCACCTACAAACACCAAGTTTGTTGGTACACTAAACGGTGCAATGCGTATCTATGTTGACGCTTATCTAAGCGACAGTTCTGACTCCAACCAGGTTCTAGTTGGTTACAAAGGTTCTAGCGAGGCAGATGCTGCCGCGTTCTATTGCCCTTATATCCCTCTAATGAGCAGTGGAGTTGTTCTTGATCCAGCAACCTTCGAACCAGTCGTTGGTTTCTTAACACGCTACGGCTATGTTGAGTTATCCAATACTGCAAGTTCGCTAGGTAACGCTGCTGACTATCTCGGAAAAGTTGCGATCACAAGCGCAAACGTTTCTTTCAAGTAATCAGAAAGCAACAAACAGAAAACGCCCTTCGGGGCGTTTTTTGTTGATATTATAAATAGTAATGTTCGCCCTAATAGGGGTTTATGCAGAAATCCAACTGCGTACAGCATAGAACGCTACATTTCATAAGGAGAAATAAAATGGGACGTCCAATTAAAAAGAAGTTTTTTGGTAATGTATATTCCGGAGGTGTCGGCGGCGAAGGAATCGCTAGTATCACCGTAGGAACAGGCGCATCGGCACCGGTATCAACATTAACAGTTACAGTGAGTTTCAGTGCTCCAAGCATTTCTGGAGGTGTAACAGCCACCGGTACTCCAGTAAAAACTGGAAATACTGTTACCAGTGTTACAATCATTGAAGCAGGTAGTGGTTATACATCTGCTCCGACAGTTACCTTCACTGGTACAAATATGACTACACAAGGATCTGGTACAGCAGTTCTTACCAGCAGATCCGATGCTATTTCGTTTAGTTCCTATATACCTTCAGGATCTGCTGCAAGATCCGGCGGTGATATTATCAAACAAGAATCAAGCCGTCGTTATCTAGTTAGAAACTCCGACGGTGTTGGCCAATGCACATTGGTTGCTGCAAATACTACTAGTTTAACACTTGTTGCAGGACAAATGTCTATTATTGCCACTGATGCTAATGGCAGCACATACTATGTGGCTAAACTAACTGCAAGAAGAGCAAGACTAAGACAGAAAACTATTAGCGGGTCGTTCTTGATCTCTGATAATGCAGTTACTGGTTGGACCATTGGATCCTCTACAGGGACCATTGTGTCAATCGCCCACACTGTTTAATCTATATTGTAGGTTTGAGAGCAAGGGGGCGTGTCCCCCTTGTTTCTTTTATAACTAAATAATGGTATGGCTACCAATTGGACATCACCTATTACTGTTGATCAATATGCTGAATCTGATGCTGAAAATATTCATGTGTCGTGGGATGCTAATGAATTTAGTAATTTAAGAAATTTAGATGGTCGTAGTGTTAAGACTGTACGTGATCTGCTACATGTATCTAGGGATCCACGACACGATATTGTAGAAAAAACATATTTCCTAAGAGTTTCTAATTTTAATTTTTCAAGTTTACCTAGTACCTTATCGGGAATTGAAACAAGAATTACTGCAAATAGATACGGTAGGATCACTGACGATACTGTTCAATTTTGTCTAAACGGACTATTAATAGGAGACAATCAAGCCACTTTAGATTTAAGTCCTATTAAAATCTATGGTAGTAATGAATCGCTTTGGAGTACAAATTTATCTATGTCTGATATTCAAAATTCCTCGTTTGGTGTAGTAGTAAGGTTTAAAAGCCATCCTAGTTGGCCACATAAATGCAGCGCATTAATTGATGCAATAGAAATAAGAGTGCATTAAAAATAAATACACTGAGGATCAAAAATGTCAACTAATGTACTTAATCTACCCGGCGATTACTTAATAAAAGCTTTAAATGGTACTGTTACCATCAATTCTCCTGCCACGACTGCTACAGGTAGTTTAGGAGTTTTAGGTAATACTGTTTTAGGTGCCACTAACACTGCTACAATAAAAGCCACTGCTCGATTTATATCGGACCTCATTCCTCAAACCAGTTCAACCTATAGTTTAGGCACTGGTACTAACACCTGGCTACTATTACATTCAGAAAAGGCACGATTCTACAGCGGTGATAATGTCGGTAATCCATTAGGAAGAGCATATGATCCGGCGGACATTTACGATACTCTAGCACATAGAACCAGTGGATCGGTATATGTATCTGGCGGTGTAGGTATCGAAAAAGATTTAAACGTTGGCGGATATATTTACGGAAGAATTGACCGAGCCAATACCTCTTCAAATATCGTTACAACTGCTACCAATGACTCGGCTATATTTTATCCTACATTTGTATCAGGACTTAATAGTGGCACAGTATACATTGATAATACGGGGTTACTTGGCGGTCTAACCTATAATCCCGGCCTTGGAACACTAACAACAGAAAAAGTTAGAGTATCTAGCACAAGTCAATCTACCAGTACAACTACTGGTGCTCTTGTAGTTGATGGTGGTGCCGGTATTGCTAAAAATCTTGTAGTCGGAGAAACAATTGAATCTGGAGATATTCTTCCACATGCTGATTATCAAAGTACAACAACTGTCTATTCAATAGGTACTACTGGTACACAGTGGGCAGAAGCCTATGTAAAAGATATCTATACCAAGGTAATAAGTTCTACCGTTGGTCCTGTTCAGATCAGTCCTGAAGGCCAATTAACTGAAATTATCGGCGATATTAGAGTAAGAGGAACTAATCCTGTAGGTACTGCACCGGTAGTGACTAATATTTTATATGTTACCATGGACGGTGATGATACCAATGATGGTCGTGCAGAGGATGCCAGCCGTGCTTGTCGTACTGTCGGTGGTGCAATCAACAGTCCTTATTATCAATCTGGTACACAGATTCGTGTAGCACCGGGGCATTATTTAGAAGATAATCCTTTACAACTAAAACCCTATACCAGTGTTATGGGTTCCGATCTAAGAACAACTAGCATAGAACCTATAAACAAAACACAAGATCTATTTCATATGAATTCTGGATGCTATCTAGCATTCATGCAGTTTTTAAATGGTCGTAGTGGATTACTTGAAGGGGATTTTACTGCAGAATTTAATCGAGGAGCATATGCTACGGCATTTCCTCCATTACCAGAGGGCGAACGAATTGATTTATATCATTCGCCATATATTCAAAACTGTACCAATCTCAGCGGACCATGGCTAAAAGATGGTACAATGTTTGTACCTAATCAAACAATTCAGGTTCCTGCAGCAGTAGGAACTGGTACTTGGGCAGCCAATACTACCAGTATTGTTGTTAAATCCAGCATTGGAACAATTGCTAGAGGAATGAGCGTAAATGCAGGACAGCAAAATCCTGGATTTTTCAATGCTCGTACATTGATGTTGGCCAACAAACCATTCTTGCAAGAGCAAACAGTTAATTGGATTAACCGACAAGTTAGCGCAGCATCAGTAGGCAGTGTTTGGTATAATTTTACTTATAATAAAGAAAAATGTCGAAGAGATGTGGGTATTCTGGTAGAAAATATCTCTTATGATGCTGCATTTGGCGGAAATCAAAAAGCCGTTGAAAGTGGTCTAGCCTATTATGACGGAGTAGTTAGTTTAATTGCTGGACAAGAAATACAAACCACTAGAGCAATTGAGTACCTAAGAGATCTCAGCACACAAGTTGTTACCAATACTGCCTGTACAAATATTGTGCCCGGTGTGAACAGCCAGGTAATCAATTGGGTATTAACCGGCGGAGCAATTTCAACTGCCAGTATAAGAAATCTATTTGGCATTGTAACGGCTACTATTTCTAATCCTGCTAATACTCCTGCCATTTATAAGAGTACAGGACCTGATGCAGCATTTGTCAGTGCTGAAACATTAATGCAGGCAAACCGTACATTTATTCAAGAAAACACATTAAATTATGTTAATAATGAGTTGTGTTTTCCACCAAAAAATCTCAAATTTAATAAAATTAAATGTCGTAGAGATATAGGATTAATTGTAGATAGTGTGGCCTTAGACATGCTATATCCTACCACCGGGCATAGCCAGTCAACTTTTGCAGGATTGAGATATTTTTCTCAGGATAAGTACGTTGGGGATATCCCTAACGAAATAACAACAACCACAGCCGCTGTTGTTTATCTTAAAGAGTTAGCCGTAAAAATTATACAAAATATCACACCTTCAATCGACCTTGTAAATCGTTATCAATCTGTCGTACCCCAGGTAACCAATTTAGAACCTGCCAGCGAAGATGAAATTGCAATTATTCGTGAGAATTTTGATATTGTATTAGATATCATGCGCGGTAATTATACAGGGTGGTCTGATAAGATTATTAGCAACGGAAAGACTAGCAATCTAAAAGGTGTTCAAAATGCAGTGGCTCTACTAAGGGCTAATAAAGAAAACGGATATCTTGGTGCAGAGATTATAGCCTATATTACAGCAACCTATCCTACATTTACTGCGTATGATGTTAATAAATGTAAACGAGATGTTGGTTATATTGTTGATAGTATATCTTTTGACCTATTACATGGCGGTAATAGACAAAGTGTACAGTCTGGATTAAGTTATTATGGATTTAATTCTAGTCGTGTTATAAGAGACAGCGAAAGATCTGCCACAATTGAATCATTTGGATATATTTCAACATTATCTAACTATATTATTCAAGGTATAACAGTTCCGACGATTTATCAAACCAAGATTAAACAATATACCACTTCTTCTATAGCAACACCGACTGAAGCAACATCAATTGCAGTATCTATCTCTACTATTACCAATATTATTGCTAACGGAACTTCGACGGCGGTATGGGGGTTGGTTCCAATATCTACAGCCACTAACTCTATTGTAGCAAGAGATAATGCATTTGATTTATTAATGGCAAACAAGGAATTTATCAAAGCAGAAGTAATTGCCTACCTCGACCAGAAATATAATCCTAACTCATTTACATACGATGAAGAAAAATGTTATCGCGATGTTGGATTAATAGTTGATGCTGTGAGTCAAGATATTCTTTTAGGTGGAAATTATAAAACCATCGAAGCAGGTGTTAGTTATTGGAATGGTGGATACAATCACGTATTAGGTCAAGTATCCACAACTACCGCTGCTATTTCTTACGCACGAGATTTAGCATTAGAGGTTATTGCAAATAGAGCAGTTACTACCGCTACTACAGTAAAATTACAAACAGGTACAGTTTCTACACAGGTAATCAATACCTTTTTCCAGTACGGCGGAGACTACATGCCTCAAGAAGCAGTTCGTCGTAATTTTAAAATTATCAATGATATTATACAAAACGGTGTTATAGCAGCACCGCCAAAATATGCCGGCGGCGGGCTTTTTGCATTAACCGGAATAAATGGAGCAGATGTTAAGATTTCTCCAAAGGTAACATCAATAACCACAATCACTGCCGGAACTTATCTTGTAGGATTGAATACTTCTACGGTAGGATTTGGAACCAATGCAACTTTATATTTTGGCGATACATTGACATATCCAAGAGTGGATTCTGACGTAGAAGAATTGAGTCTAGCCTATACTGGCAATAGTGGAACCTGGAATCAGCGTAAAGTAGATACAATTGGCGGAATGGGCGGTAGTCTAGTTGATGGCGCTGTTATCAGCGATCGTAGTCCTATCCAGTCTTTTGTTTACGACGCATTTACACAACTAACGCAGGGCGGCCGTGGTATTCGTATTACCAATAATGGATATGCACAGTTGGTTTCGGTGTTTACAATTTTCTGTTCTACTGCGGTTCAAGTTGATAACGGCGGTATCGCATCAGTTGTTAACAGTAATGCCAACTTTGGCGACATATGTCTACTGGCCAAAGGATATGGATACAGATCCTTTAGTGGTACAGTTTATAATCCGGTTAATAGGTCCTATCCATTTAGCCCCTTAAATAACGGAACTACAGTAATCAACAGTGATGAGTTGGATCAATATTATCCAAATGGATTCTGGCCAAATAGAGGAACCGCTAACCTATTTTTACCCGATACAGCAGACAGACCCCATATTGGTCAAATAATGGAAATAATACCGCCCGACGGTCATCTTAACGAACAAAGTTTTCCGGGATTTTTAAATGCCCAACCTAGCACAAGTACACTAACTACTTCAAGTATTATATTAACCGGCATTGATACCACTGGTATTGCAATAGGTAATACTGTGTATATTAGGGATCAATTTGGAAGTGAATATAATAAGTTTCCAAATAGGGTAGATAACTTTGGTAATGAAATTAGAGATGCTTCTGGTAACCCTATACCAAATCCAGATTATTTAAAGTGGTATGCAACCACTGGTACTATTGTTACGGATATTAATTATAACTCTATTAGTTTAAATCTACCGTTGGGTAGCGGCGGAGGAGATATTAATAATCCTGAATATTTTACACTGTATTTCTGTGGTAATGCTTATTATACCGTAGTATCAAGTACTGTTGCCACAAATCCATATAAATTAAACGATAATATTTTATCTGGTAATACAGATCCTAATTACGAAGGAACACCTAACAACCAGATATCGTCGCATTATCGTTCTATAAACTTCCTAGGTAGTTTAATTAATAAGGTTGTAGCAAATATTCCTGCCACGCCATTACAAACCAGTTCAACTCAGGTTGTTCTACCTTTGGTATCTGGTGGTGTAAATGCACAAACATTCATTAATCAACGTATTGGTTATATTACCGGCATATTAACAGCAACCAACATTACTATTGCAAAATCAGTTGTACCATCAAATGCTTTAACAAAGAAAGGAACAATAGTGTCCGGTGCCGGTAGTGCGGTTACGTTAATTAACTCAAACATAGATTTCCTAGCGGCCGAAGTTGCAAAATATGTCGAATTAAACGAGTCAGCAGTATTTTCCGGAGTAACCAGCACTGAAAGAGAATATATACTGTCTAAATGTAAGAGAGATACTAAATTAATAGCACAGCGTTTAATTTATGATCTACAAACAGGCGGAAATTATAACAGTGTAATGACTGGATTAAGTTACTGGAGTAGAGCCGGAACATATCATGTGGTAGAACTAGGTGAGGCTGTTACAAGAAACGAACTGTTCCCTGATGGTTCTACTGCTAATTTCTATCAAAGAAGTTATATCAGTGCATCTGGTTATATGTTTGAATATGTAGGAGCCGGTACTAATTATGGAGCGTTGCCTCAAGTAGGCCGAGCAGATCCGGTACAGGGAAAAGAAACAGTTCAATTAGACGGTGGTAAAGTGTTCTTCACTAGTACCGATCAAAATGGAGATTTTCGTATTGGTCCGGGATTGGTAATTAGTCAAGCAACTGGTGTACTAAGTGGCAGAACATTTACAAAATCACTATTTGCTAATATGACTCCATTTATATTAGCAATTGAAGGTCAAGGATAAAGAGGATAACAAATGGCACAATTACCTTTAAATACATTTAAAACTAAAACAACAAAATTAACTTCGTCCACTACGGCTACAGTATATACGTCTCCAATTGGAGTAACTGCTATTATACTGATGGCACAACTTAGTAATTTAAGCACCACTACTCAGACTGTTAGTTTCCTACATTATAGAAATAGACCGGTCCTAGCAGATGCTCAAGGGAACGGTTATCAGGCCCCTCAAACACCGAGTTATCTGGTAAAAGATTTTGCTATTCCGCCAAACGATGCGGCTACGCCTTTGACCGGAAAAATGATTATTGAAAGCCTTGATAGAATTTGGGCCTACGCTACTAACAGTGGAACTGTGCAATTAGTATTGAGTGTACTAGAGACTGCAAATTCATAATATAGAGAAATAGAATGCCTAGATTATTAAGTGGATCGACGTTAAGACGAGGGGGTAGTGGGCAATATATTGACCTAGCCGGAGCACAACCACAACTTCCTGCAACAGTAACTACTCTGACAGGGTTTACTCTTATAACAGATTCTTTATTAAGGTCCGATTATAGATCTAGCCTAGGATTTATAGAATTTAATACTGCTAGTATGTATAGCAGTCTACCTGAGGGCACTATTAGAGTTCTAGCCACAGGTACAGGTTCAGTATCGACTAGCACTGCCACAGGCGCATTGGTTGTAACCGGTGGCATTGGAGTCGGTGGCGGCATAACTGTAAAAAATGACATTGTTGTTAATGGTTTAACTATTGGTCGCGGGTATGACCAAGGTGTCAATAATATTGTTATTAAAGGAACCGCAGCGACTCAAAATGATGATTTTGAAAACGGTCAAGAAAACGTTGTTATAGGATACGACGCATTAAAAGGACTTACCACATCATATAAAAATATTGCTGTAGGTAGATATGCACTAAATTCTGGCACAGAAATTTCAAATTCTATTGCAATTGGTGATAGTTCTTTAAAATCAATAGGGACTAATAATCGCCCTGTAGCATCTACTATTACCAACATAACCATTAAAAGTTCAAAATCTATCAGTAATGTGTCAAGCACCAATCCAGTAGTTATAACCTCAAACAGTCACGGACTAACAGCCGGTACGCAGGTTCTTATCACCGGAGTTAACGGAGTTACTATTATTGGCAATAATCTATTAAACGGAATACCGTTCTGGATTGATAATGTTACTACCAATACATTTTCTTTATACACAAATAAATCCCGTACAAACTCTTTAAACGGCATTGGTGCAACTGCTTATGTTAGTAGTGGAACCATTACCACACCAATTATAATAACTACTCCTAATCATAATCTTACCACCGGTACTTCGATTCATATAGAAGGAATCGTTGGAACTACCGAATTAAATGATCCATATTACGATCGATATTATTATGTTAATGTACTAAGCAATAATACTATAGCATTATTTACAGACGAAATTCTTAATATCCCGGTAGACGGAACTGGATATACCGCATATTCAAGTGGAGGAATAATTCGTTTAACTAGGGCAAACGATAATAATATTGCAGTAGGAACAAATGCAGGTCTGTCATTAATCAATGGAGGGAATAATTTCTTCCTTGGTAATAATATAGCAAGGAACTTCACTACTGGGTCTAACAATTTCTTTATCGGTCACGATGTTGCTAATAATGTGATTCAGGCCAATGGAATTATTGCATTTGGCGGCGATAATCTCGAAGATGGAATAGATAATCAGGTCAGTATTGGCAGCGTATTTTACTACGATGGTACTGGTTACACCTATATCAATGCTGATGCTACACTAGGGTTAGGAACAGAATCAACTGGAACCGATAGTGGCGGTGTTGTAGTGTTAGGAGGACTTGGTGTTGCAGGAAATATATACAGCGGTGGTAGTGGAAATCCTGACGAAAATAATTTACTTTACACTCCTAAAGTAACAGTTTCTGTTACTGCTCCTGCTACCCCTAGGGTAGGTGATACTTGGATAGATCCTTCCATTCCTGCCTATATGCAATACATCAAAGACGGAACCAATACATTTTGGATTCAGGTCGGATCGATTTAAAATATAAAAGAGTAAAAACATGGCAATTTTAAATTTTCCAACAAACCCTAGCACAGGGGCCACTGCTGTAGTAGGAGGTAAAACATATGTATGGAATGGTGCTGCATGGATTGTATCGGCATCTTCTACAAACTTTACGGCTGGTGCTATAACTGGAACCACTGTGGTAATAACGAGCACAACTAATTCGGTATCATCTACTACTGGTGCGTTGGTTGTTAAGGGTGGTGTAGGAATATCCGGAGATTTATATGTAGGTGGTAATATCATAGGAGTGAATACCGGAACCGGTATCGGGGTTGGATCCGTTGATCTCACTACAGGAACCTTTAAAAAATTAATAGTAAACGGAGGGGTCAAGGCGTTAAGCACTGCAACTGGAGATTTAACAGTTACCGGTGGAGTAGGTATAGGTGGGGATTTATGGTTAGGTGGAGTTCTTTATTCATCGGGCGCCCCAGTATTAACTACAGCAAGTTTTAGCAACAGCACACAAGACGGACAAGATATTGACATTGTCGATATCGGTGGAGGTGTTTTAACATTTAATAACATATCTACTCTTCAAACAGTAACCGGTAGAGGAAATAGTACCACCAATGTTGTGGTATTTTCTAACACTACCACCTCTACATCTACCAATTCAGGCGCTGTGTTAATTACTGGCGGACTGGGTGTAGGGGGTAGAATAAACTCAGAATCAATAAGGATTGCTGACACAGTCTTTGATTCTACGGTAACCACAATAAATAATACGTCAAGTTGGACAACTATTGATAATTTTTTGTTTAGTCAGTATAGATCTGCAAAATATCTTGTACAAATTGATGAAGGATCTGCCACGAATGCAAAATGCCAGATAACAGAACTTTTTGTTCTGGCTAGTAATGCAGGACAGGTATATCTAACAGAGTATGCAAATGTCATGTCAGACGGTGTTGATTTAGGAGACTTTGATGCTGACGTTAGAAGTAATGGAAATGGGGATTCAACTGTAACTTTATATTTTAAACCCGACAACAATTTATCAATAACATTACCATTGAATATCAAAGTCTTACGAACCGCAATGGCAAAATAAAGGACCAAAATAATGCCGATTAACTCAATTAGCCGAGATTTTATAACCAAAAACGGTATCCTTATTGAAGGGACCGGAACGGTTACAAGTTCAACAGGACAGGTTAATTCCTTTCAGTCAAACGGTGGCGCGGCAATTGCTAAAAACCTAATTGTTGGAACTACGGCAAGTATCTACGGTCCATTAAACGTAATTGGATATTCTACATTTGCTGGACTCACTGCCACTAGTACGGCTACATTTATTAATGCCATAGCAACGACCGTTGCAGTAAACGGAACAACAGCAACAAGTTCGACTGCTACCGGAGCGTTAATAGTGATCGGCGGAGTTGGAATCGGCGGTGCTTTGTATGTTGGCGGCGATACAGTACTAACCGGTGATATTGCAATCAACGGTGGAGATATTACCACTACACAATCAATATTCAATCTAGTTAATACCACTGCTACCACAGTTAACTTTGCCGGATCGAGTACAGCAATTACGATTGGTTCTGTGTCTGGTTCTACTACTGTACGTAATGACACTACAGTTACCAGCACAACAACTGCCGTTTCAACCAATACCGGTGCTTTACAAGTACGCGGAGGAGTAGGAATCGGTGGCAATTTGTATGTTGGTGGAACAATTAATGGTAACTTAACCGGTACTGTTACTACTGCAACTAGTTTAGCCGGAGGTGCAACTGGGTCAATTCCGTACCAAACAGCAAACGGCACAACAGCATTTATACCAATTGGATCTAATGGCTATGTTCTAACCGCAGGTGCTACTACTGCTACATGGGTTGCTGTAAGTAGTCTTAGTGCAGGAAATGCCACTACAGCAACCAATATAGCAGGTGGCGCAACTGGATCGATTCCTTATCAAACCACAGCAGGTATAACTGGGTTTTACGGACCAGGAACTGCCGGTGATCTACTAATTAGCAACGGAGCCGCTGCTCCTTCTTATAATAACACATTAACACTAGCCGGCATAACGGCCGCTAGTTCGACTAGTACAGGCGCCCTACAGGTACGCGGCGGTGCTGGAATTGGTGGCAATTTATATGTTGGCGGTAATGAAATCATAACTGGTCAACTTACAATAAACAACACCACAGCAAACACAGGTACGGCGGCTAGTAATTCATTATATGTTTCAGGTGGTGCATGGGTTGAAAAAACATTGGTAGTAGGCCAAGAAGCGCTATTTAAAGGATCTGTAACATTTACCGGTAGTGCTACTTATGTATTAAGTACCAATACCTTTTATACAGACAATATATTAGAATTACATACTCCGCCGAATGGAGTATACGGACAATGGACCCTAGACGATGGTAAAGATATTGGTCTAAGATTCCACTACTATACAGCCAGTGCTGATACCAATGCAGCGCTGGTTCTTGACAACACTACAAAAGAATTACACTGGTATGGGTCCGGCGCAGAAAGCCCCACTGGGGATTTTTCTACTGCTGTGTTTGGGATGTTCAGAGCCGGTGGTATATATGCACAAAATACAGAAACTGCTACATCGACAAATACTGGTGCTCTACGAGTTGTAGGTGGTGCTGGTATTGGTGGTGATTTATATGTGGGTGGAAAAATAACCATTGCTGGTGGATCTGGTGGTGATATCAACATGGCCGGTGGTAATATTACCAATGTTGGTAGAATCACAGCCAATACGGGAACATTTACCTCCACCAACATTATTTCCACATCAACCGCAAGTTCTTCCAGCACCGGTGCCTTAACTGTAGCAGGCGGAGTAGGCATTGGTGGTAATTTATACGTAGGTGGTTCGGCATATGTTGGCGGAGCACAGGTATTAACCAGTGCAACTGTTAATCAATATGCCACACAAGTAACTATATTCGCAGGAACTGATACTGCTGTTAACACAAGTACGGGCGCAGTAACTGTCTGGAATACTGGTACATTACAAACAGTCACTGGCAGAGGAAACACTACGAACCAGACAATTTTAATCACAAATACGTCTACATCAAACTCTACTGCTACTGGTGCTTTACAAGTTGTAGGTGGTGCTGGCATTGGTGGTGCTTTATATGTCGGCGGCAGCATCAGTATAGGATCTGTAACTACAAGCAGCGTTATTACATCGGTAATCAGTAATAATTATACTCAGTCTAGTTACACCAGTCCCACACTAACCAGTATAACTGAGGTAATTTTAGACACTTTCGCATCGGCTTTGTATAGAACTGCAAAGTATCTTGTTCAAATAGTTTCCAGTGCAAACATACATGTGGAAGAAATTTTATTATATCACGATGGAACTAGTGTTTACATAACAGAATATGGAGTTTCTGCAAGCGGAAGTGAACTTGGAACATTTGATGCAGATCTAACTGGAGGGAATGTTCGTTTGAAATTCACACCGGCGTCGACTAGTGCAACAGTTGTTAAATTAGTAAGAACAGGAATTACTTCTTAACGGATAAAAACAAAACTAAATAGTAGCACTAATACAGCCTGCCGGTGGAAAGGGAAACTAAATGGCAAATTCTCAGGACTTCAAGGTCAAAAATGGCCTGGTGGTTGCAACTACTGCAACTATCCAATCAACGACAAATTCAACCAGTACAACAACCGGTGCTCTGAAAGTAATAGGTGGGGTTGGAATTGGTGGTAATTTGTATGTTGGTGGAACCATTAACGGAAATATTACTGGAACAGTAATAGGCACTGCTTCTACTGCCACTAATATTGCAGGCGGTGCAGCCAACCAAATTCCTTATCAAAGTGCTGCAGGTGCTACTACATTTAACAGTGGATTGACGTTTAATGGTACTACATTTACTGCTACTAATATTGTAGTTCCTGGAACAACTGCCTCAACCTCGACAACCACAGGCGCCTTACAGGTACGCGGCGGGGTTGGTATAGGTGGTGGAATGTATGTTGGTAGCGACATTAATATTCCAATTGCTTCTGGGAATTTAATTTTTGGTAATAGTTCTCTCGGTTCATTTGGGTCCCCGTCGATTGTATTAGGAAGAGCGTTTACCGGCGATTCAAACAGTATTAGTGCTAATTACGGCACGGTATATGGCGGCGTTAACACCGGACTTAGGATTCTTGCCAATGGTTCGGGCGCGATCGATCTTGTAACATATGACGGCGGGTGGGGGGTAACCGGACAAGGTATTGGTCTACGTGTTAAACCTAATAGGGATGTTCAATTATTTGGAACAAGTGCCTCAACCTCGACCACCACAGGAGCATTAACGGTAGTTGGCGGGGTTGGCATAGGTGGTGGATTATTTGTCGGCGGTATTATTACCGCTACCAATGTTTATGTCAACGGTTATGCAGTTAGTACTGCCAGTTCGTTGACCATACAAAGCCTTGGTGTTGGCCAAGGAACTGCTGCTACCATTAACTTCAGTACTGGTTTAAGTGCCAGTGTGGCTACCAATGTGGCCACAGTTACATTAACAACTTCGACTCTAATGACCACGGCTGTTAATTTAGGTGGTGGTGTTGCAAATCAAATTCCTTATCAAACTGCTGCAGGTGCTACAACATTTAGCAGCAATTTGGTGTTTGATGGGACCAATTTAGGGGTTGGTACGAGTTCGCCAAAATATCTATTGGATGTAAATGGAAACTTTATGGCCCGTGGGTCAAAGAAAGTTTTTTATTACGCAGGTATGCCGCCGAACTATTCCGGCAATTTATATGAACGGTCTGTTGTTTTAGATACAAATTTTACCCCAACAAGTTCATCCTCTGGCACTGACATTGTAATCAGCCAATCATCCACTGGTATAAATATGGGGCATTGGGTTGCTACTGTTAACTTGTCTGGCGACGATAATGGCACAGGTGTTGGACTTGCCCGAATGGTTGTGGAATTTGATACATACCTTGAAAATGGCGGCCCAATGAGGGTAATTAACCCCAAACTTGTTAATTATTATTCACAAGACGGACTATATTACTCATTCTCACCAGTACCTAACATTGCAATTTCGTATTCTGGGTCAACAATTAAATTAACTGTTGCTGGATACGCTCTATATTCAACTGGTTTGTGTCGTGTCGAATTTTACGGGTCGTGTTATGGTGGTGCCTCGGCGGGGGGTCTAATTTCTCTTTCTACTCCTGGCACTTCTTCTTCAACATCTTGGTTGAAACTCAATGGGTGGTTGCAAAACAATTCCACATCTTTGACGCAAACCAATGCAAGTACCTACTACACAAATGGTAATTCATCGGTGGTCATCGACTCCTCTGGCAACCTTGGTCTAGGGGTTACGCCGAGTGCTTGGGGGAGTAGTCAAAAAGCATTTGAAACACAAGCGGGTTCTCTTGCCGCGCTTTCAACTTTGGTTTTTGACCTTGTTCAAAACTCTTTTAACTCTGGTACAGGTTACATTTATAAAACCACTGCGGCTGCTAGTCTTTATCGCCAAACCGCAGGAGCACACCAGTGGTATAACGCTCCCTCCGGCACAGCGGCTAATGCAATCACCTTCACACAGGCAATGACACTGGATGCGAGTGGGAATTTGTCGGTTGGCGGGACAAATGTAAACGCAAGATTAAATGTCATACAGGGGCTAAGTGGAACTTACGGTAGCGCCGGTATTTGGCTGTCAGATAACACTACAACGTCAATGCTGTTGAATAACGTCAGCAACGGTGTTTCGGCTATGTGGTCGAGCAGCGTTCTTGCATTTGGCTCTGGCAACAACAACTTCACAGAACGCATGCGCCTCGACTCCTCCGGCAACCTGCTGGTAGGATATACCACGCAACAATCCGGTGCTAAATTAGCGGTCAACGGCGGTGTATATGTCAATGGAGTTGTAACTGCCACTACATTTGTTGGAAATATTACCGGCACAATAACAGGTACTGCCACCACCGCCACGAACATTGCAGGCGGTGCAGCCAATCAAATCCCATATCAAAGTGGCGCAGGATCTACTACATTCAGTAGTAATTTAACATTTAATGGTTCAACACTTTCAGTAACTGGTAGTTTAACAGCCAATACTATTGTTTCAAAAATTGCCCAAGATTATGTAGTCAGCGTCACTGCTAATTCAGCAACTACTACGTTAGATCTCAGTCAAGGTAATACATTTTATGTCACAATGTCGGCTACTACTACAATTGCATTTAGCAATGTTCCAACAGGAAGTAACTTGACAAACTTCAGTATTATAACTTATAATAGTGCCGGAGGATATGCAATCAGTTGGCCTGCTAGTGTGACCTGGGCTGGTGGTCAAACCCCGGCAAGGACCACTACATCGGGTAAATCGGATATCTATACCTTTTTTACTCTAAATGCTGGTACAAATATCATAGGATCGCTAAGTATTTTAAACTACTAAAAATATGCCAATTTCTAAAAATCTTAGACGAGAACGCTCAAATGTTTCAGTTGCTCAAACTGTTACATTTAATGCTCCTGGGGTTTATCAGCCTCCATATGGAAAAACCATATTTCAAGTCAAAGGGCAAGGGTCGCCCGGTAACGCAACCTTTTATTATACCACTCCTGTGGCCGCTAGTGGAGGAAATGTAGCAGCCTACTATCCAGCCAGCGGTGGGGATGTCAGTGGATCAAATACTTTTTACTACAATACCCCTGTAGCCGCGGTAAATCCTTCAGTTGCTTATTATAATTATGAGCAAGCATTTGCCTATGTTCCCGCGGTACCAAGTTATTTCTCCGGGTTTAATTATGAGCAAGCATTTGCCTATGTACCCGGTTCTGGCGGTAATGTTGCTTATTATAATTACGAGCAAACATTTGCCTATGTACCCGGTTATGGTGGTAATCTTGCTTATTATAATTACGAGCAAACATTTGCCTATGTACCCGGTTATGGTGGTTATGTTTCTTATTATAATTACGAGCAAATATTTGCCTATGTACCCGGATATTACAATCCACCAACTCCAGGAAGTTATCTCGGCGACGGATATTACGTCATAGAGTATGCTTACGAAGTCACATATGGTCAATATCTCAGTTCATATGGTTATTATGTACCAGGTTTCATCAACAACTCCACCAGTTATGGCTTTGGCATACGACCATCGATACCAGGTCCATACAGTGGCTCATATGGATCTTATAATTATTATTTTTCAAGTGGCTATTACGTTTATTACTATGCAGTATTTTATAATAATGGTCCTGTATATAATCCCCCCAGTCCAGGTTATACCAATCCCGGTTATACCTATTATTACTTTTCTAGTAATGCAAATTATAATCCCTATTATCCTGGTTATACCTATTATTACTTCTACGGTAATGCAGTATATAATCCCTACTATCCTGGTTATTCCTATTATTACTTCTACGGTAATGCAGTATATAATCCCTACTATCCTGCTTATACCTATTATTACTTCTATAGTAATGCAAATTATAATCCATATGTACCTGCTTATACCTATTATTACTTCTACAGTAATGCAAATTATAATCCATATGTACCTGCTTTTTCCTACACCACTACTGTACCGGGTAATCCAAATTATAACCCCTATTATCCTGCGTATAGTAACTATAATACTTACTATCCGGCATTTAGTTACAATACCGCAGTACCGGGAAATTATGGAGGAACAAATTACGTGTTAGGAGTGGCATTACCGGGAGGGGCATCAGATGCAGCCGCCCCGGTGGTAGATTTTACAACAATTTTGATTGATTATACCAATGCCGGAACTCCTATTCCGGTACCGTCGGGCGGATATGTACAAATTAAAAATAAATTTTTAGGAACCTAATAAAAAGGAAAAAATTATGAATGAACAAAATCAAATGATGAATATAAATCCAAAAGTATGGGAAATTCCCCGATTACACATACCCATGGAAAATATGGCATGCTGGAGCAACGGATTTAATGATGCGGATCTTGATCAAATTATTTCACTAGGAGAATTGGCCGACTTTCAAAAAGGATCAATAGGAGGTCGAGAAGTAGGCAAATCCGACGTCAATACCGAAATTCGAGATACAGATATTGCATGGATACATCCTAGCCGAGAAACTGAATGGCTTTATGAACGAATGAAACAGTTTATTGCAAGAATAAACTATGATAAATTTCAATTTGACATAGATCAGATGCAAGCGTTACAATATGGAAAGTATAAAGAAAACGGACATTATGAATGGCATGTAGATTGCGGACCAAATTTACCAGTTCATCGAAAATTAACTCTAATAGTGGCTCTTACAGATCCGGATTCTTACGAAGGCGGAGAATTATTACTGAATTTTTCAGGGGATCCCAAAAACCCGCATGTTATGAAAATTAGAAAAGGAGATCTTATTGCATTTCCATCTTTTATTCCACACAAGGTCGCTCCGGTAACCTCTGGAGAAAGATTGACATTAGTAACTTGGGCGACCGGACCAAAATTTGTATGAACTTAATTTCTGTTTTTAAAACACCAATTATAGAATTTTTATGTGATGCTAGATATATAGATGTAGCCCCACACCCGGAACCTGCATTAAAACATCTTCCGGAATGGTTTAAACGTATACCTTCATATAGTGAGAAAAAACGAGATCAAAATAATCGTCGTGCAATGAATGCAAAAAAATGCTTGCCTATGATTGATGCAATGGATCTGGGATTTATTATTTCTACTCCAATTGAGCAACATATTCGAGTTAATCAGGATTGTTCATTAATCGATGTTGGGCCAACGTCGACTGAATTTGACAAAATGTTAGAATTTCATAGTCGTGATCAAGTTGGTGGCGAAAATACTCCATTTGGAAAATTGGATCCAATTAAATTTATTAACCCTTGGGTAGTTAAAACATCACCTGGATGGAGTACACTATTCATACCTCCAATTAATAGGTTTGAAGATAGATTCATATGTTTAGGAGGATTAGTTGATACTGATCGTTATCCAAAGCAGGTAAACTTTCCAGGGAAATGGTTGAAGCCCGGATTCGATGATATATTGCCTGCAGGAACACCGCTAGTAACAGCAATACCAATTAAACGAAGTCATATGAATATTGACCATCGAGTCAGAGTGCTAACTGAAAAAGAAATAAACAATATAGATACAATTAGAAGAAATCAAATGGCAAAATCTCATTACTACACCAAGACACTTAGAGAAAAAAGATGATTAAAAATTTATTTAAAGATACTACTCCAAGTATAAGATTTGCCGCTATTCATGGAGCATATAATTATTCTCCAGTTGCCAGAATTAAACTAGCATCGGATTTGTCAATTCAACCCGACTGGCTGAAGAAACAAAAAATCTACGAAAATAGTCGAGATAAATTTTTAAATTGTCCAGGAATGGCTGATCATTTAAAAGCAGGATATATAATTCCAGCATGGGAAACTATTAAAATCAAAGCCAATCGAGCAGATACTATAACCATAATAGATGGCCCTAATCAGCGTGTGGAACCTATGAATCATAAACTAATAGATGGAATTCCGCCAATAGAATCTTCGGTAAAACTCAAGGTAACAAAGATTGTCGCTCCTTGGTCAATTTTTACAAAATCTGGATATTCAGCGTATCTTCTGCCAGCAGTATATCATAGTCCATTTTTAAAAGATCTATATGTTTATCCTGGAATTGTAGACTACGATGACTTTACAGTCTGTAACTTTATTTTTACAGCATTAAGAGAATGTGAGGTTGAAATTCCAGTCGGTACCCCTCTTCTACAAGTTATTCCTTTTAAACGTGTAGACATTACCGCCGTATCCATGCGAGGAACTGCGGTAGACAGAGATAAAGCGGCTTTTCAATTTCCAGCAAAACTAAAAGCAGCCTATCGTAAATTCTGTCACAAACGAAAAAAATATACATTGATCCATAAAGAAGAACAAGATAATTAAATTAAATCCAGCAACAACTCAATTTTTGCTCGAGTAATTTTATTGCTTAAACTGTTCTTTACACCTTGATGAAGAGGTTTTGGCCACAAATCATAACTTGACCAGGCATATCCTGCATGCTCCGCATTTAATATTGGGATAAACTCTTCATCTACCAGTAGGATATAGGTATTATATTGAAATTTTTGATCGTTACTGACAAATAATTCCAATGGTATTACTTTTTTAATTGGAGGACTACACCCTATTTCTTCGTCAATTTCTCTTTTGAGCGTATCGAATGGAGTGGAATCTGCAGGCTCTTTACGACCGCCTACAAACCCCCAAGACCCGGCAGTTTTTCCTTGAGTTCTTAACAATAGTAAAAATCTACGAGTATTGGTGGCTAAAAATATTCCCCCACTACATATAATTTGATTTAGAGAACCAACCGCCATAATCTCGCATCATAAAGTCCTTCGTAACTCTTGGTCCAAGAGTCATTATTCCATTTATACTGTGTTCCTGTATATGAATTAGTTATATAAACAGTGGTTGTGGTAGATTGAGAATTGAATACAACACTCCAATGACTTCCGTTCCATTCTATAATATCGTTAGCACCGGCTTGAAAATCACTGCCGTCACTGTTTTTCCAAGCATTTGGGCCACTAAATCCTGCCGATCCATATTGACTGTTAGAATTTATATTTTCTAATATTAGATATCTTGTTCCTGCTGAAACTGATTTAGGAACAAAAGTTTCAGGATTAACAACAGCATCGATGGTTCCTCTACCGCTGATTACTGTATTTGTTGGTACTGTATCAGGATCAATATTTAAAATCATTGAGAAATCATCAGCCGGGTCTATTGTGATTGCAGCAATGGTATCATTGCCATCCGGGCGAGTAAATCTTAACTGACTTAAATTAGCCCTAAATTTTCCTGGATAAAGATCCAATATTTTATACCAGGCTGTGATATTTGCAGGATTAGATATGTCTACATTTTCTCCTTGCCCGGTATGTTTGACCAATTTGGCCTTGCCGTTTAATACTAGTAGATCGAGATCACCGGGAGTAATGGTAATACTGGCATCAGGACTGATATCATTAAAAATTTCAGCAGCACCGGTTTTATCATAGACTGAATTAATGGTTCCTTGAGCACCGCTGGAAAATATATTACTAATAATTTTAGTAACAATTCCTAATTTTCTTACCTTGGCCGGAGGAGTAATCCAGACCGGCGCTGTGAATTCCATGGTTAATATATCTATATCTTCGTTGATTCCTTGTGGGACTGTGCGACTACTCCAGATTTGTCTTTCTAAATTAACCACACTGAGGCTAGTCCAGTCGATATAATTATCTGTAGTTTGAATTTCAAAACTAGGATTAAAGAATACACAAATCTGTTCAAATATCTGAAGTTTCTGATCTATACTGGTACTCCATATATCCGCAGCAAATGTTATGAGATACGGACTTGGCATTATTCTTTCTACAGTATAATTGCTACCTTGTATATTAATATAGGTATTAGTGGCTGTGTTAATATCTCTTTCTCTTATTTGAATTTTACTAATAAAAGTAGGATCTTGCAATCTTGGACGATCAAATTGTAAATCTTTAACATAGCAAGCAATAAATGGAGCACTTGGAATAGTGTTCTCGGAATTTTTTCTTAATATCTGTGCAACCTGCCGGCTCATATCTCCATAGCGCACAGGAATCTGTACCAATTGTCCTTTGGCATCTTTATAAGCATAATTGCTCATAATATTAATAAATTGGGCTATGTATCGTCTTATTTGCCCGTCATAAAAATAATCGATAATTGTACAGTGGAGTTAACTCACTGCCTCCGTGTTAAACATCTGCAATTGGTTTCAAAGCCTTACTTAGAGACTGTTTCTCTATCACAACTTCTCCTGCAATAGTTGCAGTATTAACGTTATTGACAAAACTGGCTTTGAGTTTTCTTCTAATCAAATCGGGATCAGTTGTTTGTGTCTCTCCCAATGTACTAGTAGTCATTCTAACATTGTCCTCAAATTTAATCCAGTGTGTACCATCAAATCTAAACATTCTATTAGGCAAATAATCTGTTCTAAGATAATACTGCCCTATTGCTGGATTTTCAGGAAATACTATTCCAAAATCGTAAGGGGAACCATTAGGCGGGACACCGTCTCCAGTTAACCATCCTACATAATAATTCTTGGTAGGTGATGTCAACACCGCAGTAGTATCTAGTCCTGTTATGCTAACATCCATGTCGGCATTGCTAACATCATTTATATTGGCTAACCCGTTGTTTAAATCTTTGGGAATAATATATAAATGTCTGGTTTCATAACCGCTTCGAGGAACGTCTGCTTCTGCCTGTAATATAACCTGATTGTTAATATCAATACTTTGTTTATATCCTGATAAAAGATCTCTCAATGTGCTGCCATCCTCGGCACCAGAATCTTGATCAAGTATTTCTTTGAATTCCTGGCGATCAACTAGTGGTTGACATTTTGCTCTAATTAAATGAGGATACCATGTTTGGCTATATCCTGATGCAGGTCTGGTCACATCTTGAACTACATAAAATCTTTTCAATGCTACCACACTATTATCCAATGCAAATTCGTCTTTCTGATGTGGTAATTCAATCACATCCCCGGACATGATTTTTCTACCTAATGCATCAAAACTACTTCGTAGGTGAAAAGTAATCATAACATTATCGGTTTGTAAGAACATACCGAACTGACTTAGATTGAAATCAATATCTTGTAAAGTATAAATTCCTCTAATTACATATACATCGGGTGCATAATGCCGGTCTCTATTTTCCATCAATAACAAATCCTGTATTCCTAGTTCAGGAATTGCTTCGGTCATGTTAGGTTGTGAAGGAGTGCTTTCGCCTTCGAGTGGGCTAACTGGTCCAAGATATTTGTGTACCAAAACATCGGTACCGCCTACTTGAAACTGTTCGTTAATAATTTTGTCTAAGAAACGAAAATCGTTTCCTTTCTCAGGACGGTATAAACTTAATCTCGGCATGGTATAGTATTTATTAGATAAATATTCACATGACTGAAACAGAAAACGAACGACAAAAAGTTATAGACTACGTGCAGGCCATGCTGGGCGGGGGAATGATAGACGTAGAACTTGACCCGGTTCACTACAACACTGCTATCGACCGTGCTCTTAACAAATTTCGTCAGCGGAGCAGTAATGCGGTAGAAGAAAGTTTTGCCTTTCTTACCCTGCAAGTAGATCAAAACGAATACATGATGCCTACGGAAGTGATGAATATTCGTCAACTTTTCAGACGAAGTATAGGATCAAGATCCGGTGGAGGTGGTGGTGGAACGTTGTTTGAACCGTTTAACCTAGCCTATTCGAATACATATTTGTTGACATCGACTAATATGGGCGGTCTTGCTACATATTATGCTTTTGCCAGTTATCAAAAGCAGGTAGGTAAAATGTTTGGAAGCGATATAAATTTTACCTATAATAGAACCACTAAAAAACTAACCATAATGCAGCGTCCCCGTAGTGAGGAAGAAGTATTGGTATGGTTGCACAATTACAGACCAGATTTCAATATGCTTCAAGATCCATTGGCCAGTCAGTGGTTACGCGATTATAGCCTAGCAACTTGTAAAATTATTCTAGGTGAGGCTCGTGAAAAGTTTGGTAGCATTGCAAGTCCGAGCGGTACTACAACACTCAATGGCACTGCTTTAAAAAACGAGGGCAAGGCCGAAATCGAAATGCTAGAGCAAGATCTAGTAAACTACAAAGACGGTGGAACCCCTCTTACCTGGGTCACTGGATAAATTGAGATTGATTTTTTAACTGATCTGTAATACACTATTACTATCTAGTGGAGATTGCATATGATCGTAGGATTTGTGGGCTTTATATCGGCTGGTAAGGATACAGCAGCAGACTATTTGGTAAATTACCATGAATTTAGACGAGATAGTTTTGCCAGCACCCTAAAAGATGCAGTAGCCGCAGTGTTTGGTTGGGATAGAACACTGCTGGAAGGCCGAACCAAAGAAGCACGGGCATGGAGAGAACAGACCGATACATGGTGGGCCGCTCGATTGAACATCCCTCATCTTACTCCTAGATGGGTTCTACAATACTGGGGCACAGAAGTTCTGCGTGGCGCATTTCATGATGAGATCTGGATTGCCAGTTTAGAAAATAAAATGCGTAAAACACGCGATAATATTGTTATTAGTGATGTGCGTTTCCCTAATGAAATTCTAGCAATTAAACGTGCCGGTGGAATAGTAGTTAGAATTCGTCGTGGCCCCGATCCTGAATGGTATGAGTCTGCTGTAAATTACAACCGCGGACCCAACGGAAATATGGCCTGGGCGCATGGCCGCAAGCATTTAGAAGAGTTAGGAATTCATGCCAGTGAAACCGCATGGATTGGGCAGCCAGTGGATGTTGAAATTGCCAATGACAGTTCAATAGAAAATTTATTCTTACAACTGGAATCGGTAATTAAAAATCAGGAATCAGATCACCCTGCTTCCAGCGAAATCCTTCTTTATGCATGATCCGTTGACAGTTTGCACACACTGTTTTAAGATTGGTGGTTCGATTATTGGTTAGGTCGCCGTCTACATAAAACACATTAAAAACTTCCGGATAGCGACTTTTAAATCCGCATCGATCGCATTGATCTTTTTTACGATAGCCACTCAAGGCCCAGCCGGGCCTTTCTTTTTTATATCCCCGAGCACAGTGATCACACTGTGACCTATAGAAAGTTTGTCCTGCTTTATGGTAGTTGACAGCCACCGGACGTGAATGACAATTTTTACATAACTCGCGCATATCTGTGCCCTTTTTGTGCCCTTTTTTTATTTATTAAGCCGAAGATTTTTTATCTCTGCTGCTAAATAATACAAAGTAATCCATCAAGGAGATCGAACAATGGCAATATTGCAATCACCAGGCGTAAGCGTAACAGTCATAGACGAAAGTTTTTATACCCCGTCGGCACCGGGCACAATCCCTATGATTTTTGTGGCATCTGCACAAGATAAAACCAATCCAAGCGGAACCACAGCAGCAGGAACAACAGCAGCAAATGCTGGAAAAGTCTGGTTAATTACCAGCCAACGAGATCTTACAGACACGTTTGGAACTCCGTTATTCTATACAGATATAAGTGGAAATCCTCAGCACGGTAATGAACTTAATGAATATGGATTACAAGCAGCATACAGCAGCCTGGGTGTAAGTAGTCGTGCATATATTGCCAGAGCCGATGTGGATCTATCACAATTAGCCCCATATGCAACAGCACCTAAAGGCAACCCGGTAGCCGGAACATATTGGGTTGATACCACATCAAGTTCATTTGGAATTAAGGAATGGAATGCAACTTCTCAAACATTCACCGTAAAAACTCCTATCGTTCTCAACGATGAATCCCCAGATAGCAGTTTTGCAGTTGTTGGAGTTTCGCCTAATTCATCTGTAGGACAAAAAGGCGATTACTGTATGGTTGTTACCAACGACAATGTAAATAAATTGTACTACAAAAACAGTAGTAATACGTGGCTTGCTGTAGTTAATAATTTTGAAAGTAGTAAGTTAGTGCAAATTAGCCCGCACTATACATATCCTAATTGGACCAGTTCTACTCCTACCGGTAGTGTTTGGATTACTACCACCGCTCCAACAAATGGTGCGAATTGGAATATTAAATATTATAGTGGAACATCTCAAACCTGGAGCACTGTATCGGCACCAATTTATGCAAACGCTCCAACTGCAACCTATACTCTAGATCGCACTGGTGGTGGAAAAAATATTCCAGTAGGTAGTTTGTTCATTGATTCAAACTTTGATGAGTCTGCCACTGAAACAGCCAACTTTAAAATCTGGAGAAGATCAACCGGCGGCGTTACATCGATTGTTAGTGATCCAGTAACTACGGTAGCAGCACAAACCACTTATTCTTTTGGTATCTCTGAAACTGTTCTAAACAGTGCATCTTGGTCTAGCCCTGTTACAATCAACGTAACTGTATCAAATGCCAATACAATTTTAGGATCATTGTTACCAGCAGTGATCAGTGCATCGTCTTTGGTTAATGTTACTGCCAGTTTTAATACTTCAACTGGAGTATTAACACTCAGCCATAAACTAGGCGGAGACATAAAAATAACCGGACTAGATGCTACAGAACAAGGATTTCTAGGATTTAGTGGGTATAATGTATACACTAAGATTGGGACAGCCAATCTCTACTCATTAACCAGTTCGTCTACTACCGATTTTATTGCAACAAATTGGAAACCGTTGGTCTACGAAGCACTGGGATCTGAACCATATACAGATCCTGCAGATGGAACCCTATGGTACGATTCCGTTATTGACCAGGTTGATATCATGTATAATTCGGGTACCTATTGGTGCGGATATGCAGAAGCATTTCCAAATTCTGATCCAAACGGTCCTATTATTCTTGCAACAGAACCAACAACACAGAGCGATGGAACCAGTCTGGTAACTGGTGATATCTGGATCGACACCAGCAATATTGACATGTATGGTGAGCAGATCTATGTATATAACAGCACCAATACTGTAGGCGACAGATGGGTATTACAAGACCTATCAGACCAATCCAGTCCAAGTGGATGGTTATTTGCCGATGCGCGGTGGGGGACAAACGGGGCATCAGAAGTGCCTGGCAACATTAAAGATCTAAGAGTCAACAACTATGTTGACCCAGATGCTCCAAATCCTGCATTATATCCGAGAGGAATGAAACTATGGAATACTCGTAGATCCGGATTTAATGTTAAAAAATACGTGGAAAATTATATCGATACAACAGCAAATAATGGACTTAATCTGCGTTATCTAAATCAAAGTTTAAGTTCATACGCAACTTCGCGTTGGGTTAGCCAATATCCGACAGCAGAAAACGGATCTGGGGTATTCGGCAGAAAATCACAAAGACAACTGATTGTAAAATCAATGAAGGCGTTGATTAATACCAATGTTGCAATTAGAGACACCGATACATTGAATTTTAATATCATTACCAGTCCAGGATATCCTGAACTAATTCAAAACATGGTTAATTATAATGTCGATAGAGGCATTACAGCATTTGTCATTGGTGATACTCCTTTCAGACTAAAACCAACCGGAACTGCCCTAACTAACTGGGGAAATAATGTACTCGGTGCTTATGACAACGGCGAAGACGGATTAGTTACTACCGATGAATACATGGCGGTATATTATCCAAGTGGTTATACTACAGATAATACCGGTAACAAGATTGTTGTGCCACCGAGTCATATGATGTTAAGAACTTTTATCAATAGTGATGCCAAGAGTTATCAGTGGTTCGCACCAGCAGGTACTCGTAGAGGAACAGTTGATAATGCTACTAGTGCAGGATATATTACCAACGAAGGTGAGTTCAAAACCAGCGCAGTACCTCAGACATTAAGAGATATAATGGATGATATTAAGATCAATCCTATCTCCAGTCTAACTGGGGTTGGATTGGTTGCATATGGACAGTTAACTCGTGCTAAAAATGCCAGCAGTCTTGATAGAATCAATGTCGCAAGACTGGTCGCATACCTCCGCAGACAATTGGATCTACTAGCAAGACCGTTCTTGTTTGAGCCAAATGATGCACAAACTCGTCGTGAGATTAAGTCTGCTGCAGAAAATCTCATGATTGAATTAGTGGGTCAACGTGCTCTTTACGACTTCATTGTAGTCTGTGACGAAACCAATAACACACCGGCTAGAATTGATCGTAACGAACTATATATGGATATTGCTGTAGAACCTGTAAAGGCAGTTGAGTTTATCTACATTCCTTTGAGATTGAAAAATACTGGCGATATTGCAGCAGGTTTATAATATAAATAATAAAGACTAAGGAGCATCTAAATGCCAATCGCAAGTTTAAATAGATTTACCGTACCATTAAGTGGATCACAGGCCTCCAGCACTCAGCCTTTGCTGATGCCAAAACTAAAATATAGGTTTCGTGTAACACTTGACGGGTTTGGAGTTGCAGGTGCTCCTACAACCGAAATGACCAAACAGGTTATGAACGTTGGCCGCCCGGATATTTCCTTTGCTGAAGTAAAATTAGATGTTTATAACAGCGTTATTAAGATGATTGGCAAACACTCATTTGCTGATACAAAACTTACTCTTCGTGATGATGCCAGTGGTATTGTTAGCAGAAAAGTCGGCGAACAGATGCAGAAACAATTTGACTTTTTTGAACAAGCCAGTGCTGCTGCTGCAATCGATTACAAATTTAGAATGCGGGTTGAGATCCTCGACGGTGGTAACGGTGCCTACGAGCCGATTACACTGGAAAGTTTTGAATATCTAGGCTGCTTTATTAAACAGGCTACGTATCAAGGCGGAGACTACACATCCAGTGATCCAATGGATATTGCATTAACTATCACGTACGACAATGCCATCCAACTAGAAGCACCCGGCGGTGCTGCTAGCGGCATTGGTCTACAGGTTGGTAGAGTTCAAAGAGATCCAAAGGCGCAAGGATTAACCACGGGCGGTTAATTTCTCTATATTGGTTATACAAGCCCGGCTTAAAATCCGGGCTTTTTTATTGACTAAATAACAGCATGAGTATTAATAATTATCTAACATCATCTGCACCTGACAATGATAATGGCAGAGATATTTTCCACGATTATAGACATGCCTCGCGGTTGTATGTAGAAGACCTACAGGCAAGAGCACCTAAATATGGATTTTTATACTATGTAAATTTTGTAATAAACAAAAGTGCTACATTAAGTGATATAAATCAAAATGTTGGAATGTTTGTTAGAAGAATTGATCTTCCTAGATTCAGTGTAAAAACAGAAACTATGAATCAATATAATAGAAAGACTGTTGTACAAACCAAACTTGAATATAGTCCTATTGCCATGGATTTTCATGATGACAACAGTGATATAACAAACAGTTTATGGATTAACTATTATAGAAATAGTTTCGCAGATAGTAGATACCAAGAAAACGACACAGATGTACCCACAGGATTTGGAGATACCAAATATGGAGATATAGATTATACATACGGTATATATGATAGAGAAATATCTAGATCCTTTTTTAAAAAAATTGATATTTTTGTAATGCATCATACCAAACATACATATACAAAAATTTCTTTAATTAATCCTAAAATAACAGAATGGAAACACGATAGTCTTGATCAAAGTGAAGGTACAAAAGTTTTAAAAAATAGCATGACCGTAGCCTATGATAATGTACTTTATTATGCAGGACAGGTTTCTGAGAACAGACCTGTAGGATTTATTAACGAGTTGTATGATACTAGAGAAAGTCCTTTAAAAGTTGGGGGTAATAACGCCAATAGATATCTAAATCGCTATCAAGGATCTCTAGTAAACGACGGAAGTCCAACATTTGATCAAAAGGTACTAGACAGACAAACTGGACGTACTATTCCTGCACAATCTGGAAACCCTTTATTTGATAAAACAGGAGTTGCTAGAAAATATAATAGTGCTATAAAAACATCAAATGGAACATTTGATGCAGCAGGACCGGCGAGACCTTACGGATTAATAGGCGGGCCCAGCAGAACTAACAATCAATTTTTAGATATTGCAGGAATATTGGCCAAAGATTATCTTAATAAAAACGGGCTAGGACGACGCGGGCCAGTTGGTTACAATATTGCAAACAGCGCACTAAATGCGATAACTCGCGAGGGTGCTGGAAAATACTATGATCCTCCAAAAACAGAAAATAATCCCGGAATATTTAATTTGCCCGGAGGTATTGGCATCAATGTCTTTAAAGGATTTAATACCGGTGTAGATGGAAAAATTCGTGCTAACCCTGCTGCTTTAATATTCTCACCTAAAAGATAATTTATGATAACCGGATATACCAATTTACCACCAAACGATTCTAATAAAAATGCCACAGTAACAGGTTTTGAAAATTATCAAAGTTTGCCAATGGGAGTTGATCCTACAATATATGCTGCAATAGTGGGATTTTTTACCAGCAGAGGATTTGATGATATAGCAGCAGAATTAATTAGCGAAACCATAATCATTCAATCCAAACAAGATGGATATAATCCAATGCAGATTTTAGATTCGTTAAAAGGACTTGACCAAGTTGATATCAGCGGTTTGGTTGCTGAGATTTTAAATTACAACAGATTTAAAACCAGCAGTCTAGGCATTTCTCAAATAGATATCACCAATACTGAAATTGCAAGAAATATATTGGCATGAGCCTGAAATTTAGTCAAGGTGTTTATAATATAAAGAATCCAGAAAAGTATGCTGGATCTGGAATGCCTAGATATAGAAGCAGTTGGGAACACACATTTATGCAATTCTGTGATAATAATCCCAGCATACAACAATGGGCCAGCGAAAGCGTAAAAATACCCTACAGAGATCCACTTACAGGAAAACAGACAGTTTATGTGCCTGATTTTTTAATTGTATATCTTGATAAAAATTTAAAGAAACATGCAGAACTTGTTGAAATAAAACCAGCAAATCAAATGTTGAAAGAAAAGGTCGGTAAGAATCCCTATAACCAAGCCCAATATGTAAAAAACATGGCCAAATGGGCTGCTGCTGGGCAATGGTGTCAACAACATGGATTGAAGTTCAGAGTGATAAACGAGACCGACATCTTTCATAATCCCAAATCAAAGCGATAAGTAAATTACTATGACTAAGAAATTAGAAAAATTACTCGACCTTTCTCCAAATACAGAACCGTTTATAGGATCTACCCCAGTGGATGCTCAACCAGTTCCCACCATCAATCTTCAAGAAAAACTGGAAGAATTTGATAAAATATCAGCAGCACTGCCTCGCGTAAAAGGACTGGGCGATATAAGCGATGCAGAACTAGATGCATTGGCCAATAAAGCAGAACAAGCCTACGATGATCTCATGGATCTAGGCATGAATGTAGATCCTCGATATGGTGCTCGTATGTTTGAAGTGGCAGCAAATATGATGACTGCTGCTATTAATGCTAAAAGCGCCAAGATTGACAAGAAACTAAAAATGGTTGATCTCCAGTTGAAAAAACTGGCTATAGATAAAAAACATGCCGAACCTGACAACAATACCATAGAAGGCCAAGGATACATTATCAGCGATCGAAATAGCATCCTTGAAAAACTTAAATCTTTGAATAAATAATATATCATGAAATCATTCAAAAACTACCTTGCAGAATCCAAGAAGCAGTACGATTTTCGTATTAAAATTGCTGGGGAAATGAGCCCCGAGCAAGAATCCCTACTTAAATCCAGTCTTGATCGCTTTCAGGTCAGCGGATTTAAGAAAACAGGAAAAACACCTATTCAGGAACTGCCATTGGATTTCCCTCAGGTCAAGAACTGCGAAGTTAATATGTACGAAGTAGTGCTGGATTATCCTACTACTCAACTGGAACTGATCGAATATATCAGCAATAATCTAAAAGTTAATAAACAAACTGTTGTGGTTAAGCGTCCGGGAGAACCCAGTGAAGAATATCAGATGGCAGTTGAACCTCGCGAAGGTGCGTTGTTAGATGATCCTGATTATAAAGAAGCAGGAAATCCCCAATTTGAAGATTACTACGGGGACAGATACAACAGTGGATTTGTTAAAGAATTGAATGATATTCTCAAACTACAGCGTAAAGCAAGAGGGGAAATTATCCCAACCCAGGGTGCTGCAAAATACAACACAGATAGCACCGATAAAACCGGTAGTGTTTTAAAAACCTCACCCGATCCAAGGAAATAAAATTATGCAAATGATAGATCTAATGAAAAGACTAGCCGAACTCGATGCAGCAAATTCTAATGTAATTCGAGAAGAAGCCGGCACAGTTAGTTGCTCTAGTTGCGGCGAGAAGTTTAAAATTTCTGGTCGTAAAGATGGGTTTAGTCATTGTAGTGATCACAAAGGCCATAAGGCATTAGATGAAAGTGCTAATTTAGAAGAATGCGGCCCAATGGGTGCTATGGGATTGATGCCGGGTCAAATGGATCATCACACACCTGCCAGTATTAATATCACCGCAGATAGCGGGGAAGAACTCAGCCATATGCTAAGAGATATTATGACTCTAGCAGGTCGTGGTCATGCAGAACCCGATGCTGACAACATGCCAGTAGACGCAGTTGCAATTGACATGGCTCCGCCTGCAGAGATTGATTTTGATGGTGGCAACGATGACAACACTCTCATGCGTGGTATGATGGACAAGTTAAATGCTGCCGGCGACGAAGACATGGATGGTGAGGAAGAAACAGAAGAAGGCACCGACGGCAGTTGGGATAACAGTCCTAATCATGCGACGGATATTGGACACTATAGCGATGCAACTCCTAAGGGCAACGACTTATCTAGTCATGCCGATAACGAAAGACCAAAAATGAATGGGGGTGGCAATCCTTATGCTATGGAAGAAAAGTTAATGGCAGACTGGAAAAAGTTCATGACTGAAAATAGTGACGATTCCTTGTCCTTTTGGAAGAGGGAAGCACAAAAAGCCGGCGGTGCTAAAAATATTGACTGGCACGGTATCGGTATAGAACATGGCAAGCAAGGTATTGTTATGAACCCACCATACGGTGCTGGTGGTCGTGCTGTATCACAGTATGACAAGGGGCTAGAAGCAGGCGAAAATTTTGACCCACTAAAACACATTGACAGCCCTACACAGGGCGAAAGAGATGCTGCTCCAGATGTCGATCGCGGTAGTTATAGTGATCGTGCTGCAATGTTGAAATCAGCAGAGCAAGGCGGACGTTTGAAAGACACTATGGAAGGCGATAGTGGAGCTCAGTATAAAGTTAAAAGTACCGGTCGCGATGCAAAAGGTGATTACTATGTCAGCCCAAGCACAGGCAAGAATGTTTATAAAAGCGGTGTAAAGCGGGGCGACCACGAAAATCCTAAAACAGGCGAGATTAAACCCAAAGTTTAATAACCTAAAACAAGTATAAAAAAGCCTCTTCGGAGGCTTTTTTTATGTAAATAAAATTATGGCCATAAAACAAACTAAACTGGTAAAAACTGCTCATAGCCAGCAAAAATTTAATCAACAGCAAATTGACGATCTTGTTGCCTGCAATGACCCAAAAACAGGTCCTCATTATTTTTTAGATAACTTTTTCTATATACAACACCCAGTTAAAGGTCAACTTCGCTACGAAGCATTTGACTATCAACGTAGATTAATAGATAGTTATCACAATCATAGATTTAATGTAAACCTATTACCGAGACAAACAGGCAAGACCACTACCGCAGCAGGTTACCTATTGTGGTTCGCTATGTTTATTCCTGACAGCACTATATTGATTGCTGCACACAAATACACCGGCGCTCAAGAGATTATGAATCGTGTAAGATACGCATATGAACTGTGCCCTGATCATATTCGCTGCGGTGCAACCAGTTATAACAAACAGAGTATAGAATTTGACAATGGGTCACGCATAGTAGCACAGACTACAACAGAAACAACTGGGCGTGGTATGAGTTTGTCATTACTTTATGCTGATGAATTCGCATTCGTCCCCCCAAATGTGGCCACTGAATTCTGGACTAGTATATCTCCTACATTGGCTACTGGTGGTAAAGCAATTATTACATCAACACCAAACAGTGACGAAGACCAGTTCGCACAAATTTGGAAGGAAGCCAATTACAGATTTGACGAACATGGTAATCAGACCAAGACTGGCCGTAACGGGTTCTTTCCATTTAAAGCGCATTGGAGCGAGCATCCTGAACGTGATGAAAAATGGGCCGAAGTTGAACGTAGTCGTATTGGGGAAGAACGATTTAGGCGTGAGCATGATTGTATCACAGGAGATTCTATTATATCTATAAAATGGCCTGACGGTAAAATAGAACAAATGTCAATTATAGAATTAAAACAATTATTGATGAGTTCATAATATTTGACGAAATGATAAATAATATTATGAAATTACATAAGCATCATATAATACCTCGACACGCAGGCGGGTCTGACGATCCTTCAAATTTAGTTGAATTGAGTATAGAGGAGCATGCTACTGCTCATAAAGAACTATATGAAAAATACGGCCGGTGGCAGGATAGAGTAGCATGGTTAAGTCTATCTGGTATCATGAAGGACGAAGAAAGAATTTATGAAATATTAAAAAATTCTAATCCCGGTGGCTACAAGCATACTACAGAGGCCAAGGAGAAACTATCTAAAATGCGTTTGGGAGATAAAAATCCTATGTATGGAAAACCTGCCCCTAACAGAGGTGTAAAAAGACCGGGTGTCGGCGGACGAAAGAAAGGCACAGGGTGGTCTGAAGAAGAAAGAGAAAAACAAATTAAGATTAGATCTGCCGAAGGATATTATGATTACACTAAAGATCCAGAAAGGCGTAAAAAAATAAGTGATGCTAAAAAAGGCACAATAGGATCTGCTAAGGGAAAAACTTGGTTTAATAATGGAGTAGTAGAAACATATGCTCTGATTTGCCCGGAAGGATATATTAAAGGCAGATTATCTCGATTACTGCTTGCAAAACGAGGAATGCTGTGGTATAACAACGGCGAAGTAAATCGCCAATTTAAAGAAGACACACAACCTGAAGGATTTAGTCGTGGAAGAATTGCTAAAAAATAAATTAGGACTACAAGTCCTCACCGACACCGGATGGAGTAATTTTGAAGGGCTATTAGATAAAGGCCTACAAAAAACACTGAAGGTAAAAACAGAAACCAAAGAAATAACCTGCACTCCTAACCACAACTTTTTTGATAATAAATTTTGCTCAATTGAAGCACAAAAACTGTTTCCCGGTATAAGAATTCAAGTTGCGAGTGGTATTGAAAAAGTAGTATCTGTAAAACTATTCAACGAAGAACCAGTATACGATCTATTTGATGTTGAAAAAAATCATAGATTTTATGCTAATGATATCCTTGTTAAAAATTGTGAATTTTTGGTTTTCGATGAGACACTAATCAACAGTATTAAATTATCTACACTAGAAGGGAAAGATCCTTTTATGAAGATGGGACAAGCACGATGGTATAAACGAATCAAAACTAATTCCAGTTATATTGTGGCATTGGACCCTAGTTTAGGTACAGGTGGCGATCCTGCTGCTATACAGATACTGGAAATTCCCAGTTTCGAACAGGTAGCAGAATGGCAACATAATCTGACTCCTATACAAGGGCAAGTTAGAATCTTAAGAGACCTCTGTAATTATATCAATGACGAATGCGCCAAACATGGATCACAGGCCAGTATCTACTATAGTATAGAAAACAATGCTGTTGGCGAAGCAGCATTAGTAGCCGTTGATGAATTAGGAGAACAGAGTATACCTGGACTGTTCCTGAGCGAGCCAATCAAGAAAGGGCATATAAGACGATTTCGCAAGGGATTTAATACCACACACAGCAGTAAAATAGCCATATGTGCAAAACTCAAGCACCTCATAGAAAGTGATAGATTGAAATTATACAGTAAGCCGTTAATTAGTGAATTAAAAACCTTTGTGGCCAAAGGTATTAGTTTTTCAGGTAAAGTAGGTAGTAATGATGATCTTGTCAGTAGTTTGCTATTAGCATTACGAATGGTTATCTTGTTACAAGAGTGGGATCCTGCTATCTACGATAAAATGCGTGAAGAACGAGAAGATGAGTGGGTTATGCCTCTGCCCATCTATGTTAGTTCTTTTTAATAAATA